TTAAATTACAGAATCTTGAGGTATTGTGCCTAAAGCCCAAGCGCCTTTAAGTCCTCGGCTGTAAGACCGAGGGCTGCAAGTTTGGTTTCTGCAATTGCCTTAGCCTCTGCCTTTGCTTCGGCATCACTTTTATCTTTTATGAATTTTGCTTGTTCTGCCTCATATTGTGCCAGTTCATCATTGGTCATTTCTCGGTCAATGATTTCATCTGTTTCAACATTGTGTATTCTTATCATTGGATTACTCATTTTATTTCACTCCATAAATTAGAACTTGTCCAGCCGAAAATGTATTGCCTGAAATTGTCTGAATTCTAACTCCAGTAATTGCGCTTGTTGATAAAAAAGCTCCGCCTTCGTGTCGTGCTTGGTTAGCATCTAAATATGTTCTGCCGTAAGAAGTTGAGGTAAACGCCTTGTAATAACTTGTTGAATTCACATTTGCTATATTAACAAGCCAAGTATTTAGACCGCCATCTTTTTTTAGTTCATTTGCGGCGTTGAAATAGAGTTCTGTTGCTGTTGTAGCGTTGCCTGACTGAGTGCCAGTTGAATAGACTGTTCCAGAACTTGAATTCAAATCCATTCGTGGATAATCGTTGTTTGATGTTGTCATTCCTGAAACTAAAATTTGTAGGTTATTGTATCCAGTTGCACTTATTGAAATTGTTGTTGAAGTACCTGAAAGCGTTGTTGTGCTTAGCAATGTCATACCGCCACCACCAGCAGGTGCAGCCCACTTAATTTTGCCGTCAACGCTTGTATCTACTGTCAAAACGTGTGTATTTGATCCAATGGCTAGGCGTTGAAAAGCATCTGCTGCATCTCCAATTATTAAATCACCTTCAGCATCAATAGCAGTTGCCATAGTATTTGTAACAACTGGTATCGGGCCAGTACCACTAGCAACAGATATACCTGTACCAGCTTGAACTTCAGTTACATCACCAGCACCGCTAACGCCTACCCACGCTGATCCATTGTAAACTTCAACTGCATTGGTATCTTGCAGATAACTAACCATTCCTTCAGCTAATACGCTAGTAAGCGCGCTAGTGCGAGCAGCAGCGGAAGCAAACACCATAACTGTTTGCTCATTTAAATACGTATTGACCTGAGCTGCTGTTAAGACATCACCTGTCTGAAACAGCTTATATCCTGCGCCTGCCATATTTCTCCTTAGTAGCTCAGACTATCTGAACCTAGTATACCTGATACATTTGAATTTAAAACAAACCCTGCCAATAAAGGTTCTGTGGTGTATAACGTAGTCATCCAGGATGACTTTGTTATATCGTGATGAATGGCGTTTACCAAGCTAGATTGCACCACGCTGGATGAGCCAGGGGTAGTCTTAGTAACTGTTACGCCATCTAGTAATTCTATGTCTATGCCTGCTAAGGGCTTATTGGGGTTAGCATCATCATAGAGATTCAGCTGGATGCTATCTATGCGTATCTCAGGGTCTTTGCGTGTGGCTAGGATGCCTTGAGCCTGATTTAAAGCCTCAGCGTTTGTCTGCACCAATATGCCTGAGCGTGTGCCTGAATGAAGAAAAAACTTATCAATTGAAGCCTGGTCAAAAGCATTCTGAGCTGTACCGCCTAGGCGTGTAATAGTTACGTCATTAATCAACGTAGTATCGTCTAACGCTACTACTGCATTGGTGTAGGAGATGTCCACGCCTTGATCACTAAACTCATAGACCGGGAAGGCCGGATTAGATATTAGGTTGTTACGGCTTACAAAATCTACCTTGCCATTGACATCAACAAAGATGCCGCCAAACTCACTCTGCTCTACTGTAAATAAGGCTTCTAAGGCATCTCTGGCCGTACCTGGGTCTGCCTGTAGGGTGGAATCACCAGTATCTATATTTCGTAGGCTTATAGGCCATTCTATGTCATCTAGGATGGCATTCACGCGAGCCCCTGAGAGCTGAACCCCTGAGCCTGCTACTGTGTCTATGGCTGAGCCTGCAAGAAGTTTAAACCCATCTACGCATTTAAGGGTAACTGTGCTTAGTTCATCATTGCCTTGCCTAAAGCCAGTATCGTAATTGGTAATGAAGCCTGAAAACAAGAAGTAGTCATTGGTCGCATAAGTAGCAAATATAATTATTTGCCTAAGCGGTACTAGGTTAGGGTAATAAGCGCCTGCTGTGTTTGTGGGATTCCAATCGCCATTCTGATCATAGAGAACTACGTTAGCCGTACCAGCTTCAAACTTAGAAGTAATGCGGTTGCGACCCCTGCGAATGTTTACCCTAGTTACTAGGTCAGTAATCTCAACTGGCAATGTGCCAGAGCCAAGGGTATTAGTACCTAAGATACCTTCAGTAAGGCTATTTAGGATAAGTGGGTTGATTTCAAATGCAGTATCGCTATCAAAGTCAACAAACACTCTAATTGTAGGTGCTGGCATTAGATAGCTATGCTGCTAAACAGCAAGCCCTTTCCAGTTTTCTGATAAGTGTATTGAATGTCGGTAATCGTTTCAGCTAAATCTTCAGCTGCTATTACTGAGCCTTCCACAGTTACGTTGATTTCAGTTATAGGTACACCTGCTGCTGCTGCTGAAATTACTGAAGTATCAAAAAGCAAAGAGCTGTCTAACAAGGCTGCTTCTGCATCCCTTGCTGCTGCCTCTGCTGCAAACAATTCGGCTGCCTGTTCAGCCTCTCGCGCTAATCTCTCTGCTTCGGCTACTGCTCTTGCAGCTGCTGCTGCATCAAGTGCTGCGGCTGATTCTTCTATTGCTTCCGCGGCATCTGCTGCTGCTCTTGCTGCTCTTGCCGCTTCTTCAGCAATAATTCTTTCAGCTTCACTTCTTGCAGCAGCTATGGCAGCCTCTGCTGCAATTCTTGCAGCCTCAGCTTCCGCACGTGCCTGTGCGGCTTGCGCACGTGCCGCCTCAGCATCACCTAAAAGCTCATCAATATTAGCTTGAGCTGCTGTTGCTGCGGCAGCATTAGCATTGGCATTTATAAACGGATTACCACTTAAAATTTGATTGATGAAAAATGTATTTGTAGCTGTGAAGTTAGCCAAGAAGTCCATAACGCGCTTCTTTGTCATTTCATCAATCTGTTTGCTTAAATCCTTTATGCGCTCATCCCAGCCGACAAACGGATCATTAGCTTTAAAAGTTGTTAATGAAGTGGCAAGTTTGACAGTTTGTGCTTGAAGCTCTGTTAATCTGTTTGTTAATTCATTAACCTTATCTACATTCTCATTAGCAATAGCCTTCATCAATTGCAGGCGTACACGTTCTTCTTCAGTAATCTTGCCTTGTAAAGCAGCCTCTATCTGTATCTTTTCTAAGTCAAATACAGCCTTTGCTCTAGCAAGTGCAGCCTGATTCTTTTTGTCTTTCTCAGATAACTTAACGGCTTTGTCGCGCTCTTTAACAATCTTCTTTTGTAAATCTAATTGCTTCGCATAATCACGCAACAAGGCAGGGTTTGTTCTAGTTCCACCAAAGCCAGGTGTTGGGAAAAATTGATTCTTTATAGCATCTAATTTAGCCTGTTCACCAGCATCAATTTTAAATCCTGTGCCTAAAAACTCGCGCGTGTAAGCCAAACTAAATGCTAATGAATTAAAAGCTGATCCTAAAAAGTTGGCAGCATTGGCAATACCAGATAACACTTTGTCAAAATCGCCATCTGCTAACTTCTCTAAAGCTTGTAAAACATCTTCACCAATAATCTTGGAAGCATCGCCTAAGGCTGTGCTTAATCTGTCTATCTTGCCTTGATAAGAATCAGCAGCAGCAGCAGATGTGCCTTTAAACTCACCATTAAGAGTTGCTACTGCCTCAGCAAACCCCATAGCTTCAAGTTCAGCAGATGTATATCTTGTCTGGATTTTGCCTAGTGAAGCAAAGTTTCCGTTGAATGCTCTTGTTAGTGCGTTAACAGTTGCATCTAAACTTGCGCCTGTGCCTGCTGCTAAATCAAGTGCTGTGTTTAGTAATTGGGTTGCTTGCTCGGCATCTAACGTAGTTGCTACAAGATCACGTATGGCTGGGCGTAATTGTTCCCCCGAAACGCCTGTGGCTAATTCTGTTTGCTTGATAAACGCTTCTAAGGCTGGAACGTTGTAGGCTAAACCTAAATTGTTTAAGGATACTGTTAATTGCCTTACAGCCTTGTCTTCAGCAGCAAACGCGGTGATTGATTTTTTTAGGGCACCAATACCGGCAATAGCCAAAAATGTGCGCTTAGCCGTCTTTCCTAATTTATCAAACTTTTTTTCTAATGCAGATGATCGTTTTTCAGCTTTGATAAATCCAGCATCTTTAAGTTCGCCAATGATGCGAACAACAATGTTAGTACTCATTAAGCCACCTTCTTGTAATCATAAAGCACAGATTGCCTGTTAAAATCTTCCCTTGCTTTGTTTATAGCATTCATAATAGCTGCAACCGCTTTGCCTTGGTTTTCTGCATAAGCTGCATAAAGTAAACGACCACGGGTTTTTGGGTTGCTTGCTTTGTAATTCTTCAATTCTCCAACGTGAGCATCTAGCCTATTAATCATCATGTTGCCTGCATCTGGATTATTGCTCTGACTATCTTTAGTGGTCTTGACACGCATTGTGCGACCATATCTTCCAATAGGTACCATGTGGCTTGTAGGTCTGCCGTATTGATTAGTTCTGCCTGCTGTTTCAATAATTGCGCCGGCAGCGTTTTTGTTCAGTAGGCTAATCATAGACTTAAAGCCACCTTTGGTTTTCTTTTGACCAGCCATAGAATAAACAAGCCCAGCTCTAATGAGCGATGGGTTATATTCTGGAAAACCGCTACCGGGATTGTTTGACCAATTGTTTGGTGGGCCAAAAACAAACGCAGGCACTTTAGCTCTAGCATCTTGAACAATAGGACTTAATTGAGCCTTGATCTGATTGTTCATTTCCTTGGCTATATTAGGTGCTAATTCTTTCAGGGCTTTCCTAAACCCTTCTAGACCTTCTACCTCTACTGGCATGATTCCTATCTTCCGCCTGTTTCTTTAGCACTTCTTGTATAGCTCTTAACATACTGCTATCCATATTAATAAACTCACTAGGCGCAATCCCTGTATGTACAGCTAGCTGGGCTACTCTGTACGTATAGGAATCACGCGTTAGCCATTTGGGGAATCATCACCAAGTACTTCAACAGCCTTTAAAGTACCTAGGAACTTATCCCCAAATGGATAAACCTCGGGTGCATCTGCTCTGCGCAGACATTCCCAGGCAAGCCAATAGATGTCACTTTGCTTTTGATCTTCTCTGAAAGCTTTGTAAAAGCCTTTCTTAGCATACTGCTCAAAAGCATATTCAACAGCAGGTGTTATCTCATGGATACTTTCCGTGCCATCTGCCCTTACAACTTTTAGACTTGCCATTTTTGCCCCTTTGTTAAATTAGAACGTGCCGGTGTCGGCTACTGTTACAACAGAGTTTATCGTAAAAGTAATATCCTGTGTTGCCATGTCGCCAACCGCGCCGTTAATAGGTGTTAGGTTGTTGACTAGAATATCAAAGGTGTAAAGCGGATTAGTTGCCGATACTACTGGAACTTTCGCTTGTACCATCTTTACAGCCACAGTAGTACCAAATGCGGCATTAAGTGTCTGTAGTACGTTTGATGTTGCTGTGTCATTTAAAAATGAAACAGTAAGGGTTGCTGATTCTAACC